GGAAAGTGATACACGATCATTTATTTTTTCCGTAGAAGCGCGCTTCTTTTTAATAGTTACTCGTTTCGACATTTTAATATTTTAATTAAAAATATTACAATATGTTTAAATCAATTTTGTATATTTATTTGAAATGTGTAAGATGCAATAATACTTTCGTCACAAGTCTATAAATCAAATTATTCTCGGTTTTGGTAAATTCTTTATTATATGGAATAGCAATACGTTTGTTAATAAGAGCATAGATACGATCTTCTGCGGCTTTTCTAATACGTGCATCTATCTCAATATATTCTCCACCCGCTGCATTATTCATTATTGTATAAGTACCCATATCGGCATACTTTTCAAGAACATCGTGGATTTTATCTTGGTAATTTATCATTTTCGTTTTTTGATCTATATATTACCACTACAAAAAATTCAATTTTATAATGCGTAGTCATAACAATCAAAAAATACAATTTTATCTTATATTTAGGAAAAAAATAATGGAAGAAGTCTTTGTAATTACAACCATTATTACTCTTTCTTTTTGTTTATCAAAATACATTGAATATAAATATTTTACAGATGATGTAAAGCCTTTAAAGGATCTGGTTAGAGATTGTTTATTAGTATTATTATGTGCGGTTTCGGGTTCCTATATTTATTTTTATTTTCAAACAAGCATACGTGATTTTTTTAATGTAGTTACAGAAACAAAAGTATTAAACAACGCTACAACTCAAGTATTTACTGATAATCCTACTTTTTAACGGCATTTAATCCACTTTGAACACTAGGTTGTCTTTTAATTTTTATTGCATTTCTTAGGAAAAGTCGATTGTTATATTCCAAAACCGATAGGAATGTTTGCGCAGGTGATGATAGTCTTCTTGAATAGTTCTCCATGTTGTTATTTATGTTACTAGATAAATAACAAAAAAGCTTATCAATTTTATGTTAAGGGAACCAATTAAGGGAACCAAGGTTCCCTTAAAAACCCTCCTATATAAGGGGGCTTGTCCCCTTAAACTTAACAACCCTCCTATAATGGGGATCATAAGGGGGCTCGCCCCCTTAAACAAATAAAACAGGTAGTTCATCAATATTTATTATTGTTTCAGTTATTTCTTCTTGTATACAGAACTGTTTAAATATATCATATTCTAACTGTGCTTCAGGTGTATGTTTATGTACAGTACGAGCAATCATCTTATATAATTTAAAATTTGGATATCTTTCTTGGCCATTTTTCTTATATAAGATATTTTTACCATTATCATCCATACACCAACGTTTAATTGTTTTTTGAAAATCATCTAAACTCTCTTCATCGTCTGATATATCTGTTACAAAATCAAAAAGAGAAGATCCCAAACGACAAAGATCGAAACTTGTATTTGGTTCTAATCTTGGACGATTATCATTAAAAAATGGTTCACAATTATATTGTGTAGCAGCATCACCATCTTTCGCAAAACTATCGCTACAAAAGACGTGTTCATTAAATCTGTATATTCCTCGTCCAAAGTCAATTATCTTATAAATTTTACCATATGTAGGAACTTTGTATGTTTTTTTATCAAATTGATAATATAAATATTCTTGGTCGGTGTTTACAAACATGATATTATTTGTATGCAAATCATTATGTGTAAATTTAAACATCTTTTGATAAATGAGTAGTATCATTACAACCTGCATTAACATTGATGCACCTGCTTTATCATCCATTTCTTCATTCACAAATAATTCATCTAGTGTCCCATCGCATTTTTCCATACATATCATTTGAACAGGAAAGTTATGAATATAACCAAATATTTCTTCGTCCTCATCATCTTCTGTTTCATCATCATCTTCTGTTTCATCATCATCTTCTGTTTCGTCGTCGTGTTCTGATTTGTCGTCATCTTCTGTTTCATCATTTTCATCAGAACTATAATTTACTTCACTCGTGGACGAATCACTACTACTTGACGATAAAGAACTCGATCGTGTTTTACTATAAACAGATTCTAGCTCGCTCAATTCTTCCTTATTTTCAATCAATAATTCTGGTAGTTCTTCGCAGTCTAAGAAAACATTTTCACTATCTTTTATTGATAATTTTAACTTATTTTTTCGAGATGAATTAATAGAAGAAAAAGGATTTAGTATTTTTTCGTTTTCACTATCTTCAATGTAAAAATATTTACCAATATTATTGTTAAAAAAGTCAGAATTACGTAGATATTCTATATCATCTGCTATGTTTAATCGGTGTTTTTCTTGTAAACCAAGATAAGAACCATAATAATCGAGTCCATGAGGTACATTATAATCATTTAACGCAATACTTGTTAAAAAACAAAAAAAAGAATCAACATAAGAAGCATTATGAACAGTTAAAATTTTAGGATGAACCGTATCTATATTTGAATCAAATTGAGGCATTTGTTTTAATCGGTCATCATCGATATTGTATTTTCCAATCATATACCGATAAGGATCTAATAACGGTGAAAATTTTATATGAATTTCACGTTGAGTTCTCTCTTTTGTATCTTGTTGTACAGTATTTAAATCTACAACTTGGTATTTATGATTAAAAGATACACTATTATAATTATTTTTATTCATTGTAAAAAACTGATTGTAAAGAGGATTATACAATTGCAAATTTTCTATTTGAAAAGGATTATAATCTTCTTTATTTTTTTCCTGGTATTGTTTTCCTAAAATAGACAAATCTATTCTTTCTGGTTTCGAATATTGAATTTTAAATTTAGTCATTTAAGTATAACGTTTAATAACAGATTTTTAGTGTAAAATAAACGTGTTTTCTTCCGTAATATTTTACTTTTTAAAATATAATAATGATAGTATAGCGTTATGACTTTAGAATTAAAAAAATTTGATATGAGATGGATTACATTTGACCCAAAAGAAAATAAAGGTCCTGTTATAGTTATGATTGGTCGAAGAGATACAGGTAAATCATTTTTAGTAAGAGATTTGCTTTTTCATCATCAAGATATTCCTATTGGTACTGTAATTTCAGGTACAGAAGCTGGTAATGGATTTTATGCAAAACATGTCCCCAAATTATTTATTCACGAAGAATACAGTACAATACTAATAGAAAACGTTTTACGACGTCAAAAAACCGTTTTAAAACAAATGAACAAAGACATTGAAACCTATCGCAAAACAACGATTGATCCCAGAACATTTGTTATTTTAGACGATTGTTTGTATGATCAAACGTGGACACGAGACAAAATGATGCGTCTTTTATTTATGAATGGTCGTCATTGGAAAGTAATGCTTATCATCACGATGCAGTATCCTTTAGGCATACCTCCCAATTTAAGAACCAACATTGACTATGTATTTGTTTTACGTGAACCTTATTTAACAAATCGAAAACGCATTTGGGAAAATTATGCTTCCATGTTTCCAACATTGGAATCGTTCGCATCGGTTATGGATCAAACTACTGAAAACTACGAATGTTTAGTCATTAATAATAATGCGAAATCAAATAAATTATATGATCAAATTTTTTGGTACAAAGCTGAAAGTCGTCCCGATTTTAAACTAGGATCAAAAGAATTTTGGGATATATCTAAAAATATGGGTTCTGACGACGAAGATGAGATGTATGACCCTTCAAAATCAAGAAAACGTAATACGGGTCAACAAATAAATGTGAAAAAAACAACTAGTAAATGGTAATATATAAAAATATACATATTCATTTTTTATATATTATTAATCTTCATTTGTTTCTATTAATTCATTGCTAATATCAGCAGCCGTGTTGTTTTCACGATTTAACAATTGTTCTTCGTGTTTCTTTCTTTCTTCTTCGTCAGCAACCTGACGTTCTTCGAAATTGATTGTATCTTTTACACCAATCAATTCGCCTTCTTCATTCATTGTTTGTGTTAATACATTGCCTGATTTCTCAGCCTTCAAGATATTTTCTTCAATTGCTTTCTGTTTTGTATCTTTAACACGTTTATCAAACTCGTCTTTAGCCTTTGCCTCATTCTTTATCTTTTCTTGATGCAACTTGTTTAATTCTTCTTCCATAAACTCAACACGTCCAGTCTTGTATGCATCAGGATCCCAAGGAAGCCATACACCAACTGGCGCTACAAAGATATCATGATTTGGATCTTTGTCTCTTAGTTTTTTACAGTGTTGTTCAGCTTCTTCTTGAGTTGCGAAATTACCACGTGTTTTAACACCACGAACTGATGTTTGAAATTCGTGTTCACGTGAAAATTGTTCAGTTAAACGTTCTTCATTTTTATCTAAAAAGTTTTTAAAATCATCACTAACACCACCCTCTTGTAGTGTTTTTTGCTCTTCTTTACAAAAATCATTATAGTCGGCCATTATTGTTTCAACATTCAAGTTATATTTATAAGAAATAAAATTAATAAAATCACCAAATTTACTCATTGATTTTGTGAAATCCCATTGTTGAACAAACTGATCAAATAAAAATGTTTCACGCTTCGTTAAAATTTTTTCGGGAGAAAGAAAAGACATTGTTGTAAAACGTTGTCCCGCAATTGCTTGATCTTCATCTAAGACATCCACATACTTAGGATTTGGCGTTCCATCTTTTAGGGTTTTTCTTTCAAACGCTGGTTCTCGTGATTCACTCATTTAGCAAATATTATGATAGACTATTCATTGTAGTGTTTAAGTATTTTTTAAGATAATCTATTATTATTTAAAATTATTATTTTCCAATGGTATATTATATTTAGAATGAACGGAATGTTTGACTTTAGCGAACTTGTAAAACGTGCTCTCAAATATTTGATTGAGGGTTTGATGGTAGCTATTGCTGCATATGCTATCCCAAAACAATCACTTAAATTAGAGGAAGTTGTTATCATTGCATTAACAGCTGCTGCTACATTCAGTGTACTTGATGTATTTGTACCAACAATGGCCTCTTCTGCTCGCGGTGGTGCCGGTTTCGGTATTGGTGCTAATTTAGTAGGTTTCCCAGGTGGACTCTAATTAAATAATTGATATAATAACTTGTTATTAAAGTTATTATATTTTGCTTTATCCTTCTACTTTTTCATCATCTTCTACTTTTTCATCATCTTCTTTTTCGTCTACTGTTACGACTATTTCATTATCTAGTATTTCACCTTCTTTTTCTTGTTCTTGTTCTTGTGATGATTCATCTTTAGGAATAGTATCGTTTACCTGTTCTGCAACTTTTTCTTGTTTTACTGAAGACTTTTCTGAAATGAATTCGTCTTTACCAATTAATGGCTCTGGTTCAAATCCTAAACTTAAGATTGTTTTAGACGATTCTGCTTGTCGATAAGCTTTATATTGATTTTCTATATCATCCTCAGAAGTGGTTTCGTAAGAAAATTCTTTTCGAATACGCGGAGAATTCATTATACCTGCTTCCATGTTAGGAAAACTATATAAAGCCAGATTTTTGTCTCCTCCAATGTATGAATCTTTACTACTATCTGCATCATAAAGACAACAACATATGTATTGTAACCACGATCTCTGTTCTTTAAATACTATTTTTTTTGTACGGTCATCTCGTGATACTTCCATTGGTGTAACTGATCTTGTTTTATCGGTAAATTCTTCTGGTATAGTTGTTAATAAATCAACGGTTAATTTACGTTTTAATAAATTAGATGCTTCGCATAGTTTTGTGTATACACCATATTTTTTATTTAAGTAATCTTTACCATCTTCTCCGCGATTTTCAGGCTTTAAACGTAATGTTTTATACAAATCAATCGCCAATGAATAAAATTCTTTTGATTGTTTTAATTCTAACTCCATACTGCTTTGAATTCCCATATAAAGTTCAATTGCTCCAATGATTCCCATTAACATACCAATAAAACACGTTATTCCGCTAATAATTTGTTGCTCTAGTACAGGCTGTAAACCAACTGATGCAGTTGAATTTATAGACGCTAATACAATCATAGGTAAACGAAAGTATTTTCCATACGATTTAAAATGATAGTAACGACGACGATGGTATTCACTTAAATTTACACAATTAATACGTAATTTCTCACACAATGCTTCAACCTCGTTTGTCCACTTATGTAACAT